GTTTCGTTGTGGGCCCCGGGAGCCTGTGATCCCAAGGACGCTTTTGCGTCGTCTCGCCCCCTCGTCCTAGGGCTTTTGAGACGATGTCTACGGCCGCCCCGGTCTTTGTGCCGGGCGACCGTCCTCTGCGGCGCCTCAATTCCGAGGTCGCTGCGGATCGTGTGCGTAACGGGTTGTCTCGTTGCGCACCTGTGCCTGCTCCTGCCGCACGACCTCGCGTCACTGAGCATGCTCGCCAGTCCATCGACATCGCTGTTACGCAAGCCGCTCGCGGTTACGTGGCGACGTCGGACGAAGTCGGCGGCAGGTGCACCACTCATGAGGGAAAGTTCTACGCGTACCACTTCGACCCACGTAGTCCCCACCCCTCCCACGGTTTCTGGAGGCACCTTCGGCAGCTATTCGAAAGATGTATCTCGAGCTGCACATCGGTCAATCCCCCTTCAGACCGTCTTCACGACCTGCTCCACCCACAGGGTGCTGAAGCGATGGCCATTACGTCGAAGGCCATGAAACGCTCGCACACGGAGCACCGGTCACGCGCAGTTGACGAAATCATCCGAGAGCATACCCTCTATCACAACGGTTGCACTACTCTTCCCGACCCTTTCGCTTGGGTTCTCGAGGGTAACTCACGTTCAGAGTGCGGTATCACCCCGGCTGACAAGTCATGCTTCACCAAGGCTGCGCAGGCATTCAAAGTTCCCACGGACATCCAGATTCAGGCAGCAATGCCTAAAGATGGTTCGAAACGTGGGAACCATGCTTATCTCGCTGCTGGCCGACACCTCCTCCACACCAGCATGCGCAGAATTGCCACCCACCTGCAGCGCCGCCAGTATGATCCTAACATTTCGCTGGCTTGTCGCGACAGAGGCGCGGAAGGAGATCGCCCGATCCATACGCTAAAGGATCTTTCACATTGCGAAATCCATCTCGACGAACAACATGCCCGCCCGGGTGGCACCCCGATCGTGACGTTGTTCGACCATTTGCAGTACATTTCGGAGTTAAGCAAGTGGTCGGGCAGCGATATGATGATCGTCACGGGCTATTACCCCACTCTTGTGGGTCAGACCAAGGAAAGCTGTTGGTACGCAGACTCAGCCCAAACCTTTACGGAGATCATCGGTGGCATCGATGGTTCAGCGCCGACCAGCGCGATCTTTAAGGGGCAAATTCCTTGGGATTTTACAGCACATGACGTCGTATACGTCGAGAATGAGTTGCGCTCGGCGTTCACGATCTACAAAGTTGTGCAACATCCCTGCCCTGCTTTGGCGAAGCAGGCGGTGTTTCTTTGCGCTGCACAGACAGTTAATCTGCCGTTTCACATTGTCGACATGCTCACATTGTGGACCAAGGGGCATTCCTTGACTTCAGCTGGTTTCGGTACACCTGGACCTTGTCAGAACGTCATGCTGATCCCCGCAGACCCCGCAAAGCCCTATACGCGGGACATACTCGTCATGGCACACGGTACCCCAGCAGTGCCGCAGCTCTCAATGAAATACCTACACGCGACCGGACTCAATTGCTCTGTCACCATGCCGTCAGAGGTTCACGACTTTCTCAAGTCTCTGACCAACACCAACGGCCGTGGTTTGACTCAGCACGAGGCAATCAAGAGGCTCCAGCACTTTGCTGGCATGGCCGAAAGAGATGCTCCAGGTGCCGCAGCTTATTTGGATATGCTGCGCACTATCGCGTGGTGGGGACCGCTCCCCAACGTCGTATATTATGTCACAAAACACGACAATGAGGAGCTTCCAGCCGATGAGGCCCCGACCGCCGTAGCGTTGCAAGCTGGCCCGCTCATCTCTGACGAATCGCAACCCAGCGTTATCGCCAAGAATGATGCCGGCACAGAGACCTACGTCGAAGTCAAATTAGTAGGCAAGCGAAACACTACTGTGCCTACGAAAGACTGGGTTCGGATTTCTGACTTTGTGTTAGACTACTTTGTGGAGGGCGTTGCTCTGGAGACAGGAATCAAAGACAATACCGTCTCTCTGATCGACCCTGCCATTATCGAGGCTAACAGAACGACCGCAGCACAACGCGCTCGTTTTCAGACCGATGCACTCGGCCCGTCGACCGAGGAAGAAGCCCGTATCGAAATGAAGGTCGAGGTGGCTCACAAAACGGGACCTTGTTCTCGTGGGATCAACAACCCCCCTCATGGTGTCTCAGTACTCTCAGGCGTACTGGGCAAGACGCTCGAGCTCGTGTTCAAGCTTTGCGCGTGGTACAACCCAGGTATGACCCCATTGCGGCTTTCTGAGGTTGTCACCGACTGCTGGGACTTGAGCTTCATCATGGAGCGCGACTATGGGGCGGGCGGAATCACAAGTTCCGATTACGAGGGCGCTGACGAGCGTCATTGCGAGCATTCAAATCGAATCTTGCCTCGTTTCATCAAGAAGTTCCTTGTGGAGCAGGACATTCCAGAAGCTAGTAAGATATATGATGAATGCTTCAATATGCTTCTTCGCGCCACCAAGAAACTCATGCCGTCGCTGTGGAAGAACTGTAGTGGCACCGGCATCACTACAGTGGTTAACACAGTGCCCTTTGCCGAAAGGGCGCTTGAGACCAAGATCGTTGCACTAATCTTTGCGTTCTGCGAATCGTGGGGACCCGACTATTGTCGTTCCAAAGGTCTCCCGGTGCTTGTAGCTGACGAGTACATCCTTGACACCAGGGATCGTTCTCGTGATGTCCCGTTCCCGAACATCACCTTCAAGCAATTCAGGAACTGCGTGTGCATGATTCAGTCCGCTGGTGTGGTACAGGCGGCTCTAGGTTGTCCCAAAGACACCAAGATCTTGCTTGTGCTATACAAACTCATCGGACCTGGTTTTGGCGACGACAAACTCGACCCTGGCACACCTTTCGTCAACAAGCGCCAGGATGAATGCGCGATGCGCTATGTCGACCGCATGGACGGCTTTGTCCGCACCTATGAGGTCTCATCAGCGCTCAAGGAAGAGCCGGTTGAATACCTTAGCCGGATCTATCCCAACCCGACCCGTACCGGCTCTTCCTTTTGCAAAATCGGAAAGGCTTTGGCCAAGTTGTCCGTCTGCGCCTCTCGCGACGTGGACAAGTACGCTCTCAAACTCCGCGGCTACTGGCAAAATGACAAACACACACCCCTCGTTGGTGCGTGGATTCAAGCAGTAGCCAATATGTACTCTATCGAGCTGAAGGACGTCAATGAAGATGAACTCACCGCCCTTCATGAGCACGACCGGGAGATGTATTGGAAGCTGTATAACGGTGCGTTCCCATATGATGAGAACGCCGAGGATGTACAGTATGAGTGCGTCGCTGCAGACTATGGCATGACTGCAGCGGAGCTCATGGAGTTCGACAACGGGCTCCGAGCTGAGACAACTTGGATGGGGATTCAAGCCTGGATGTTGCCGACCAAACTCTCAAAGGAGTCGGACACAGACCCTCTAGGCTTACACACGCTCTCTGCGGATCCGCCAAACCTCACAAGGGCAAACGCGTTTCACGCACAGCGCCACGGATTGGGCTCGCGTCTCATAGATCAAGTCGAGTCCAGCGGGAAGAGCAACGGCCAGCACCCATTGGGATTTGCTGGCCCAAGCTCCATGAACTCTGAGCGCGGCCGTCAGGCCGTGTGTGCTTTGGCCGGCTTCTCTGGAGCGACGCGTGCCAAAGCTGCAACCGTCGCACGGACCGTAGATGGACAAGATAAAGCGGAGCCACCGGATTCGACGACGACGGCTGTGGAGTGAATAACCCGCTGAAGGGGTGGCAGCTCCTCGTACACCCGAGGAGTAAATTGGTGACGGCCTACGGGGTCGGATTCCTAACACCCTCCAATTGCAAGCCCATGCCGGGGCAAGAACGCATTTGCTTTGCATTTGCGTTCGTCCGAACACTTCGTTCACACCTAAGTCGTTGATCATGTCCGATACAGCGACCATGACGCCGCAGCAGCTTATGTCTGCTGTGCGCTCTCGTGATCCGATGCACGGTCTCTGTGAGGCCCGTCAGATCACTAAGGAGGGTTGTGACTGGCTCAAGTTCGCCCTTGACCCTTTTCACGACCTTCAACTGGACGACCTCAAAGGTTTTCCAGATGTGAACACTGAACCGACTGTCATTGTAAAAGTTAGGCAGGCGCTCGAAGTCTCAAAACCAGCCGGCCTTCCCGCCGACTCGAATTGGGATTGCCACATCACCTTGTCACCGATTGACTGGGCCAAACCCACTGGCACGCTCGATCAAACGCCTGGTGTGACGGGGTATAACGCAACTGCTCGCGTTCTACCCCAGGGCAGCGACGTCGGCAACCCTCGTCCAGCCGGCCTTGTCCAACAGGTTGGTGGTTCCTTCAATGGACACCGCAACCTGACTGGCCGCCTCGACGGACTCGTCATTAATAGTGTCCCTGCTAGTGCCGCGAATGGAGGTGACCTCACCTACACTCCGGGACACATGCCCAACGTTCCAACCAACGGGTATGCCACGCAGAACATTAATCTGGATCAGTACTTAGACTTCGATGATACAGATCTTGGCGTGTACCGGCTTGTGTATTCGGGCTTTGAAGTGGTCAACACGACCGCCCAGATTCACAAGCAGGGGGCAGTGACTGTCTACGAGTATGGACACTCTTTTGAGACCAGCCAAGCTCTCGCCCCGTGGGACAACTTCGACACAGCCCCACAGCGCGTGACCACGCTGGAATCCATCGCAACCAACACCTTCCGATCGCCACCCAACTCGATCGCGGAGGCCAAGATCATGCCTGGATCCCATACTTGGGCGGCCCAGGACGGGTGTTACTGCACTGCAAAGTTTGCAACAGTTAACCCCTTCCAGGCCGCAACGAATCGGAATTACATCGTGCAGCAAAATATGGAGAAAGCCGGGTCAGATTCCGGATACGGCTCAACCACTGGTGCATCGGAGGACATGGGAAGCTTTGTCTCCCCCGGATTCTGTGGCAACACAGCCGGTACCATCTCCGCACCTCCCGGCGTTGCCGGGTATTATGCTGCACCAGCGACCCACTTCTCGCACATGAGTACACCGGGGGCCTATTTCACTGGGCTCTCCCCTGACTCAACTTTGTTCGTGACGTGGCGCGTTGGTCTCGAGCGCTTACCGGCGGCTAACAAGCCGACGTTTCTCGCCCTAGCTCAGCCTAGTGCGACGTTCGATCCCAACGCTTTGCTTCTCTACAACCTCATCGCCAATCAACTCCCTCCGGGCTGCCCACAAGGGTGGAACGATCTGGGGAGATGGTTCAGTGGGATTGCCAACGTTGCCAAGAAAGTCATTCCATCTGCGTTTCCGCTCATCTCTACGGCGCAGATGATCCTGGATGGCTTTGGCAAGTTGCGCGCTTCTTCCACTCCACGAGCCAACGGCGGTGGCGCTGTAGCATCCGCAAACGGCGGGGGCAACACCGCCGCAAAACGGATTCAAGCCGCTGCTCGCAAACGCCAGAATTCCAATCCTGGCGGTCGCAAGCAGGCTGTTCAGAACTTCGGACAGCCGGGGCAGCGCAACGGGGCGCCAAGGGTGCAGAGCTTCAGCCAGATGGCTAAGAACTAGCTCTTACACCAACGGCAAGTTATCTCGGAATTTTCCGGAAACCCGTTGCCGATCCGTCCGTTTAGGGCGGTACGACGG